TAGCAGACGCGGTAAAGGAATTGTATCTAAGTGGATACACAAAAACAGGCATAGCACAAAAGCTTGGAGTTGAAGTAAACAAGGTAGGTTATATTCTTTACGTTCAATTAAAAATGCATTTGCACGCACCTAAAAAGATGAAAGGCGAAAACTTAATTGAAACGATGCCAAGGGATCAGGTAATTAGAGTAATAACCTTAACCAACTGGGGTTATTCACCTCGCGAAATATCTGAGGATTTAAATTTACCATATTGCCGAATTAGCCGGTTAGTATCTGAGGCTACAAAAAAGCAAATGATAAAAAAAATGATTTAAAAATATTTGCATATATTATAATTTATTTCTTAGATTTACATAACAATAACCAAAACACCAATGAAAAAAGCAATTAAGATTACCGGAAAAATTCTTTACGCAATCCTAGCCTTTGCGCCAATCTTTGCGCTTGGCTATTTACTTGGACTTAAACTATTAAACTAAAATCACCTATGGAAAACGTTAAAGTTTTAGCAAAGCATTCGATTGAGGTAGAATCTGAAATTGAACTGCCAAAATTCTTTGTAATGGACAAGTATTACTATTACAAGCTAGTTAATGATACCACGGTTTTAAAAGTTACCAACTTTTATACCAGTTACGATTCTGTTTTATCTTTGGAGCTATATCCTTCGATTAGAGTTGAGCATATGCGATACGTTTCCTGGCATTTAAAGCCTGATAATTTTGAGGAAATAACAGAAAAAGAATTTGATAAAATTTATAAAGACACAATTAAACTAATAAACGACCTATGAAAACTGAATCTCAAAACGCCTTAATAAAAGGCTGGCTTTTAAATGGCAAATCAATTACTCCGCTGGATGCTCTTAATATGTTTGGCTGTTTTAGACTATCTGCTAGGATAGCCAATTTAAGAGACGAAGGTTTGCCGATTGTTACCGATATGGTAACTATTAATGACAAAAGAGTTGCCAGATATTATTTAGCCAATGGGTAAGAAAGTTACTGAAGAGCAAATTGAAAAAATGATTGATCTTTGGAAAGATCGCTGGAGTACAAAGGCAATAGCTCTAGAATTAAATTTGTCTTATATGACAGTTTATTCGCACTTACGCAAGCGCTATTTAGTTGGATAATTATTTTTAATTATCTTTGTAATGTAAATGAATTATTCCTGTGTGGTAGCGAGAATAATTCCATAGGTTACTAAACCTAGCCCGACTGACTACCACCAGTTGGGCTTTTTTATTTAAAATGAAAAAGGAAGCTTATTACTTTTCGCACGATGCAAACGCGAAAGATGACCCTAAAATTCTAAGACTCAGAATGGAATTAGGCTGGGAAGGTTATGGTCTTTTTTGGGCATTGATTGAATTGCTAAGAAATGAAAGCAATCACCGTATGCGAACGCATTACAAAAGCATTGCATTCGCATTGCAAACGCAAGAGGAAAGCATTAAAAAGATAATCAACGATTTTGATTTGTTTGCGATTGAAAACGATTATTTCTGGAGTGAAAGTCTTTTAAAACGTATGGAATTAAAAGAGGAACGTTCTGAGAAGGCTAGAGAATCGGCTAAAAAACGTTGGAATAAGGATTTAGATGCGAACGCAATGCGAACGCATAGCGAACGCAATGCGGATGCAATGCAATTAAAGGAAAGTAAAGAAAAAGAAATAAAAAAAAATGAAATAAAAGAAAATGAAAATATATTAAACGAGGATACACACAATGCAATTTTTAGAGAATTATGGAATAATAGAATTTGGCTTGAAGGTTTAGCAATGACCTGGAAAGCTGATATAAAAGACGTACAAAATCACTTAAATACATTTAGAAAAGAATGCATTTTAAAAGATGAATTCAAAGAAAATTCTAAATTGGCAAAAGAGCATTTTTTTAATTGGGTTAAACGAGGAAACCCAGTACCAAAAAAAGAAACTAAAGAGGAAAATATTTTCGCTAAACTTTACAGACAAGAATTGGAAAAAGAAAAACAACAAGAACAATGAAAAAGACAATTTTAAAACACTTGCAAAAAATGGAATTTGTTTGCGGACTTAAACAATTTAAGGAGTATAAAGAAGAAGAAGCAAATCAATTAATTGATTGCCTACACGATTTATTTAAAAAATACGGCTGGATGACTGAGGAAAGAGTTGACTACATACTGCAGGCTGGAATGCGAGGACAATATGGCGATTTTTACCACGTCAACGAAAAGACGGTAAATACTTGGATAATGCAGTATTACCAGCATCACCAAAGCCAAATTGTACAAGAAGTGCAGGCGAAAAACAACCAAGAGAAAGAAGCTTCAGACGAAGAAATAAAGCACTGGATTGAAGTTGGCAAGAATATATTTCGAGAAAATTATAAATTGGCAAAGGAAACAGGAAATTGCGCTGATCTTAGCGAATGGGGGATAAATTGGTTTAACAAATTCCAAGAAAGGGGAATATTAAAGCCTTGGGAGTTTGACGTTGAGGAAATAGAAAGTCAAGAGCGAAAAAATATGCGGTTAATTAACACTTATGTAAATGAGGCAACGGTTGGCTCTAGATCACGGAATAAAATCTGGAAGCTTTTTATTTTAAAGTCAATTAATGAAAACGCTAAACTTGACGAAATAATATGACTATCTTTTTAGGTGATCAAGCTAAACGATTGTACTATATGCGCGATATTCCGTTAGGCTCTATCGGAGTGTTTATGAGCCATACGCAGGAATTTATTTATTGGTATTGCAATGGATATACTTTTGATACTGGCTTTGCCTATACAGAGGCGGAAGCTTTACAAATAGCAAAAAGAAATTTTAAATGAGGCACGGCTCATTATTTTCTGGAATAGGAGGATTTGACCTAGCCTCTGAATGGATGGGTTGGGAAAACGTATTTCATTGTGAATGGAATAAATTCGGACAAAAAGTTTTAAAATATTACTGGCCTAAATCAATAACTTACAATGACATCACCAAGACAGATTTCACTATTCACAGAGGAACAATTGACATCCTTACAGGTGGATTCCCCTGTCAACCATACTCATCCGCAGGAAAGAGACTTGGAAAAGAGGATTCGAGACACCTCTGGCCTGAGATGCTTAGAACAATTCGAGAGATTCAACCGACCTGGGTTGTGGGCGAAAACGTTCGCGGGCTTACTAATTGGAACGGAGGGTTGGTTTTCGATGAAGTGCAGGCTGACCTGGAAGCTGAAGGCTACGAAGTCACACCGTTTCTACTTCCAGCTTGTGCCGTTAACGCACCCCACAGAAGAGACAGAATTTGGTTTGTTGCCTACTCCTTTAGCGCAAGCCAGAGAGCAAAAGAGCTTCGACAAATACGATCAGAGAATGGAGAGATTAGTGGAGAAGGGTCACAAACCATTCACGATGCCATTGGATCAAATGGCATTAAGGGGATTACTTCCAACTCCAACTTGTATGGATGCAACGAATGCGACTGCAACAATGAAGTCAACACAGGTCAAGGAAGGGTCGATGCATTCCGTGACATTAACGAGGGCAATGGCAATGGGGATGCTTCCAACTCCGAACTCAAGGGATTACAAGGATGCGCAGACACCGGAGAAGTATCAGGAAAGAAAGGAACTTTGGGCAGAAAAAGGAGTGAATCTGCAATTGAGTCTACCTCAGTTAATAAAGAATCAAATGCTGCCGACTCCAATGGCTTCGGATTGCGGGGACAAAGTGACAGGATTGGAAACTCAAGATTCACTAACAAAAAGAGCAAGGGAAATAACTGGCAAAACTTCCCAACTGTCTCCCCAATTTGTGATGGAGATGATGGGCTTTCCGACAGATTGGACTCTATTACCTTTTCTAAATGGAGAAACGAATCAATCAAAGCTGGAGGGAACGCAATAGTCCCTCAAGTAGTTTATCAAATATTTAAAGCAATTCAACAATACAATAACTTAAACAATTAAAACAATGGACAAAATTTATGTTGGCTCTGGCCGTATTTTACAAACGCAATTTGGAATATTACCAAAGGTTGCATTTAGCAGAAAAGATTTAAACAAGCTAATTGCTTATCTAGATCAAAACGATTCTGAGTGGGTGAATCTAGATATGAAGGAAAAGAAGGAAAAGACAGAGGGAAAGGCAACGCATTACTTTGAGGTTAGCAATTATCTAAGTGATAAGCCTAAAGAAAAAAACGAGTTTAAGCCATCTGATAATAAAATTTATATTCAAGGTCCAGAAAGAGCAAGAGTTACAAATGCTGGTTGGGAATTTGATTCACAATATAAAAAAGATGAAGAATCTTCTCTCCCATTTTAGACCAAAAAAAAGGGATTTGTTTAGCATTGTAAGCACTTGCCTAGCAATATTCCTTTTTATCTATTTTCAAATGCCTTTTGGCATTTTGTTTATGTGTTCTGTCTTTATGTTTACAATCGTTTTAGATTTTATTTATAGCATCTGTAATGATTGAATTTAAAATAAAGCAAAAGCCTTTAAGTCAAAATATTGCTTTCCAGGGTCGACGCTTTAAAACTCCAGAATACAAGCGTTACCAAGACACAATGCTTTTATTAATGCCAAAGAAAAAAATTGACTCTGAGCAAATGCTAAGAATCGAGTTTTTCTTTGGCTTTAGTAACAAGGCTAGTGATCTAGACAATCCAGTTAAACTCCTTTTAGATATTGCGCAGAAAAAATACGGCTTTAACGACAAAAACGTTTTTGAGTTGAACGTGCGGAAATGCTTGGTAAAGAAAGGCGAGGAATTTATACAGATGGGCATTTATTCTTTACTTCCTTTTTAACCTAATCTATGTTTTTGCTTTGATAATTATTTAAAGTTTATATTTGCGTAAATGATAAGCAAATGAGTTTAGAGGAAGGTTTATTAATACGGAAAGCTAGAAAAGCCAAAGGATTTACGCAGTTAGAATTGTGCGACAAATTAGATATGAGTCACGCGCCAATAAATCAGGTGGAAAATGGCTGGGAATCTATTTCCTTACACAACTTGCGTAAAATATGCGATGCTATAGGATTGGAGGTTGTAATTAGGCAAAAGAATGGCTAAGAAGTTACCTAAAACTAACACGGATTATTCACTTGAAATTAGATACAGACTAAGGGACGGACAATGGTCCGATTGGTCAATGAAAGGCAGAGGCGCATTTGAAAGCATAGAAATAGTCCAGAGGCAAATACGAATATTGGCAAGCGCCTATCAAGGCAGAGAAAAGGAAGTTAAATTTGAATGGAATGGATGGCTTTGCGATTTTCAAGGTAAGCCAACTGGCGAAGTAATTAGTTTAAAGTAGATAGTTTTTTTGGGTTTTTGTTAATTAAAGCCTTGTCCAATCGGGCAAGGTTTTTTTAAAACAGATAATGGGTGGGGGTAGGTAGTAATTTAGCTTGAAAATAAAACAATATGAAAATACAGAAAGTAAAACTTAACGAAATAAAAAACAATCCTAATAATCCAAGAATATTAAAGGACGATAAATTTAAAAAGCTTGTAAAGTCAATTCAAGACTTTCCTAAAATGCTGGAGATTCGTCCGATTGTGGTTAATAGCGATATGATTGTTTTAGGCGGTAATATGCGCTTAAAGGCCTGCAAAGAAGCTGGATTAAAAGAAGTATCAATCATTTTTGCGGATGACCTTACAGAAGAGGAGCAGAGACAATTTATAATTAAAGACAACGTTGGATTTGGTGAATGGGACTGGGAGCAATTAGCTAATGAATGGGATGCGGATAAATTAGAGGATTGGGGTTTGGATATTCCTAACTTTGAAGTAAAAGAGGAGTTAAGTGCGGAGGAGGATGATTACGAAATGCCTGATGAAGTTCAAACGGATATTGTCCTTGGTGATTTATTTGAAATTGGAGACCACCGTTTGCTTTGTGGAGATAGTACCTGTTCTGATACAGTTGCAAAGTTGATGGATGGTGAAAAGGCAGATATTTCATTTACTAGTCCTCCTTATAATGCTGGTAAAAATGTGCGTGGAAACTTTTATGAAAACGATAATGATGACAAAACAAATGATGATTATATAAAATTTTTATATGATTTCACAATAAATACTTTAAATAATTCAACATATTCATTTGTGAATTTGCAACTTTTAGAAAGTAATAAACACGCATTAATTGATTATCAATATCAATTAAAAGAACAAATTAAAGATGTTTTAATTTGGAATAAAAAACAATACCCACCACATATTAATAAAGGAACTTTTGGATGTAAATGGGAATATGTTTTCGTATTTTCTTTTCAATCAAAAGGTAGGTCATTTCCAGCAAGTTGGCAAGGCAAATTTCCTAATGTTATTGAAACAGAAAACGCAAGTGGTAATGAATATGCACAAATTCATAAAGCAACATTTCCAATTTCATTTCCATCTTGGATTATTGAAAAAATGGATTTATCAAAATCAATTTTAGATTTATTTTGCGGCACAGGTACTACAATGGTAGCTGCACACCAATTAAAACGCAAGTGCTATGGTATGGAACTAGACCCAAAGTATTGTCAAGTCATTGTCGACAGAATGCGTAAATTAGACCCAGCTTTAGTCATTAAGAAAAACGGAGTACCTTTGTAATATGGCAAGACCAAAATCACCAATCGACTGGATAGAAATGGGACGACTAGTCCAAGCTGGATGTACAGGAGTGCAATGCGCTGCATATTTAGGCATTGACGAGGAGACATTTTACAACCGATGCAAGGATGACCTCGCAATGGGTTTTACCGAGTTTTTGAGGCAAAATAGGAGCAAGGGAGATGCTTTGTTACTTGCCAAGCAATACGAGGCAGCTTTAAAGGATAAAGACCGTGGTATGCTTATTTGGCTAGGTAAACAAAGACTAGGGCAGAGAGATAGGTTTGACCACGACCATACAACTAAAGGCGATAAAATCACGCCTCCAATTACTTGGGTATCTACTGAATAATGGATAGAATCCAATTACTAGATAAATACAAACCTTTATTTGTTGAAATTCCGCAAACCAGGTATTATTTAATAACTGGAGGTCGTGGCTCCGGTAAATCGTGGACGCTTTCCCTATTCCTTTTAAACCTAACTTACGAGGAAGGCCACGTTATTTTGTTTACCCGTTGGACGCTAACAAGTGCTTTTATTTCAATTATTCCAGAATTCATTGACAAAATTGAGTTAATGAATAAAGAAAGCGACTTTGAAATAACGCAAAGCGAAATAATTAATAAAATAACAGGATCAAAGATTTTATTTCGTGGAATCAAGACCAGCCAAGGGACGGCAACTGCTAATCTTAAATCAATCGCTGGCGTTACAACCTTTATTCTAGACGAATCCGAGGAATTAATGGATGAGGACGTTTTTGACCGCATAGACCTTTCTATTAGAGCGGCAAATAAGCCTAACCGCGTGATTCTTGTAATGAATCCAAGCTACAAGTCGCATTGGATTTATAATCGATTTGTAAAGCAGAAAATTAGCAACTGCACTTACATACATACAACCTACCTAGACAACGAGCGCAACCTTTCGCAATCATTTATAGATCAAGCACAGAGAGTTAAGCAAGAAAACCTTCACAGATACGAGCATTTGTTTTTGGGCAAATGGCTAGACGATGCCGAAGGTTTACTTTGGTCAAAGCCTTTAATTGACAAAATAAAAATAGCATCCAAACCAAATTTAGAGCGCATAGTTATTGCAATCGATCCAGCTGCGTCCGCAAATCTAGATTCAGACGAAACAGGAATTATTGTACTTGGAAAGGATACTCACGGCAAAGGTTATGTCTTGGAGGATTTATCTGGTAAATATTCACCTAATGAATGGGCAAAGATAGCAAGCCAAGCGTTTAAGAATTGGGATGCCGATTGCATAGTAGCAGAGAAAAACCAAGGTGGCGATATGGTAGAAAGCGTTTTAAGGTCGCAAAATACAACTGCAAGAATAAAGCTTGTAACTGCAACGAAAGGAAAGTACGTCCGTGCAGAGCCTATTTATAGCCTTTATGAGCAAAATAAAATATACCACGTTGGCAGTTTTCCAATCTTAGAAAAACAAATGGTTACATTTGATCCAGACAAAGGCAAATCGCCTGACCGCGTGGACGCATTGGTTTGGGGATTTACTGAATTAATGCTTGGGACAAAATTTGAATTTTCGATATGAATAAAGAAGTTTACGCTCTTTTAATCTGGATGCTAGTTTGCTACCTACTTATTTCTTTTATATTTCTTGATTTTAATCTCATAGCCTGGAGCTGGGTTGGTCGTTTGTTATTGATATCTAGCTGGTTTTGGGGAGTATCATATTTTGAAAAAAATATTTAGGTATATTTGTTAAAACAAATATGCTATGCTATTAAAGGCTTTAAGGGATTACATTAAGCCGCAGGTAATTTATACGGCTCCTAAAACGGATGTAAACCTACTAAATCAAATCCTATACGGCCAATTCACGGCCTCCACGTTGGTAGTTTGGTACGACGCAAACCAGCAAACGTTTATAGACAAAGGTTACAAAGGAAATGCCTTGGTCTATTCAATTATCCGTAAAATAGCAGAAAAGGGCAAGCAATGCCCTACTTACGTTTACAAGGAAACCGAAGCAAGCAAAAGATTTAGAAGCGGAAAGTATAGCACAAAAGAATTAAACCGCTTACAATCAATCGCAATGCGCAAAAAGGAATTGGTTGACGTGGTATATACCGATCCTGTAAATCAATTAATTAAGCATCCAAACCCAATGCAAACCTGGGCAGAGTTTTTGGATAATATGATTACTTGGTACAATACAAGCGGCGAAGTATTTGTTTACGGATTTCAGCCTAATGAAGGCTTGAATAAAGGCAAAATTCAGGAAATGTATGTAATGCCTTCAAACTATGTTGAAATAGTAGCTGGCAACTTATTTGAGCCTGTACGCGGTTACAAATTGATAATTGGAGACCAAAATATTGAAATTCCAGCTGATCAAGTATTACACATAAAAAATACAAACCTTACTTGGGATTTGAACGGCGCTCAGCTTCGTGGTATGCCTCCACTTTTAGCAGGATTAAAAACTTTGCAAGCTAATAACGAAGCTACAGAGGCAAAGCAAAAGACTTTCCAGAACGGAGGCGCAAAAGGTATTATTTCTCCAAATATTACTAATCCTGAGTTTTGGCCGTCTCCAGAGCAAAGAGCCAAAATGGATGAGAGAATAGATGAGCGTATTAATGGAAATAAAAACATTAATAAAATTGTCGCTTCGTCTATTCCTTTGAAATACGATGCCATTGGTTTGTCTCCGGTAGCAATGGACATTATTAATTCCCAAAATATGGACTTGCAAACGCTTTGCGGACTTTGGGGAGTTAATCCAGTACTATTTAGCTCAAACGCTACCTATGCAAATTTAGAATATGCTCAGAAATCTTTAGTTACTGACGTACTTATGCCTCAATTACAAATGATTGAGGAAAAGATGACTGAATTTATTGCAAAGTCTTACGGAATGCAGTACGTTATTGATTTTGATATTTCTAGCTATTCAGAACTCCAGCCAGATGTAAAGGTGATTCTTGAAACGTACGGTAAATCACCGTACTTTACCGGTAACGAAGTCAGAAGCTTATTAAACTGGCACGCTAGCGAAGACCCAGCAATGGACATTCATTGGATACCATCTGGCCTTGTACCTAGCGAAGAGGCTTTGGGCAACTTACCTGCGGACTTTGTAGATTTCCAAGCCTAAGAAATGAAAAAGTTAAATTACTCCAAATTAAGGCGGTCAGCACAAGCAGACCTTCGCAAATATGAACGCATTGGAGTAAGAATATTTACAGAGGCTTTAAAATTACAAGCAGTTCCTAATCCTTCTTATTTGCCTATGCAAAAGGCATATATTGATTTTTATACCGCAGTTTTTATTGATTCAGCTAAAAAAGAATTTAATCGCATAAGGCAAGACAATAAAGAAAAGGCATTTGTGCCAGATGATTTTTTTTTAGCTACTTGGAAGGAATGGATTAAGGAATGGGTACTTACCAATTTGGGAACTTTAATTTTTGACGTTACAGAGACAACACGAGCAAAAGTCCAAATAATTTTAGCGCAAGCAATTACAGATGGATTAAATCCTTTTCAGATAGAGGAGCTTTTATTGGCTTTGATCCCTGATATAAAAAGAGCTAGAGCTATAGCAAGAACAGAATCAACACGCGCTTACAATGTAGGTAAAAAGAAATCTGCGGAGGAATGGGCAAACCAAACAGGTGTAAACTTGTGGAAAATTTGGATTCACGGTGGAGCAAAAGAGCCAAGGTTTCAACACATACAAGCTCAAAACAAACCAATCCCTGCAAATGCTTTTTTTCAGTTTACCAATAAAAATACTGAGCAAGTATTTATGGATAAACCTGGAGATATTAACGGAACGGCGGAGCAAACAGTAAATTGCTCTTGCGTTGTAGTTTATATTTCTGAAAGTTACGCAAGAAGAAACTTCCCTGATGCCTTCATTATCTAGCCTTTGTTTGGTAATTTTTTTTATTTGTATATTTGCTTAAACAAATAAGCTAAATGGCTGAAGAAAACGCAAAGAGCTATTCAGATTATCCAGAGGCGGTAAAGAATAACGCAAGACGCGTTTTAAAATATGTTGAGGAAAATGGATGGGGACCTTGCGGAACGCCAGTAGGTAAGCAAAGAGCCAACCAGCTCGCAAGCGGTGAGCCGATTTCGTTGGACGTTTTAAAAAGAATGTATTCTTATTTGAGCCGTCACGAAGTAGATTTGCAAACCTCCACGTCTTATTCTGATGGATGTGGTTTATTAATGTACGATGCTTGGGGAGGAAAGGCTGGTTTAGTTTGGAGTAAAAGAAAGCTTAAAGAATTAGGCGAAATAAAAGAAAATAACGCGACAATGATATTAAAGGGACTTAATCAAGGATTTGCCGATAGCGATATGAAGCAAGGGATTGTTTCTGGCTATTTTGCCGTTTTTGGTAACAAAGATTTAGACGGTGATGTAATTGAGCCAGGAGCATTTACTAAGACAATCCAGGAGCGCGGTC